CTGACAATGAGCCGAGAAGTTCGTAGAACCTCACCCTCTTAACGCCGTACACAGTGTCAGCAGACCAAGCTCCAAGTTGTTGGAGATAGTAAAGTTGACGCGAATCATACTTTCCTACATCTGCAAATGCATAGCGCTTCTTAGCCATCAGAGGGGAGAGTTTTTCATGGTATTGACCACCAAAAAAACTCATACCGATACCTGTCCTGCATTTTAGCCAATTTTCAGCTACTAGATCATCCATATCCGCATAGAGCATATGGCCGGTAATGAGGGACTTGATTGAACCGACAATAATGGAACGCATTTTGTCTTCCTGTATTTTCTCGAATGCACGAATCTCTTCTTTTTCCATAGCTAGGTAGACTGAATGAACAGCCTCCCCATGTGCAAAACGATAGAGAAACCTGACAAAGGACTCCTTGAAATCATAGTTCTGAACAAGCTCTGCCTTGTTCTTAAACTCAGAGTTATAAAAAGCCGTTGCCGATTTCGACAAATCAAGTATCTGTATTACCTCATCATAATTCAGCAATCTAGGTCTCGTTTTCAAAACCCGCTGCTTCATTTGTGCTAGCCACAACGCCCCAACATCCAATGCTTCCCAATCAATCTTTGAATTGTCTATTTCAACATGATACTTGCTAAAATCTCTGTAAACAGAGGATTCGGAGATCGGTGTTAGATCCCAAATTTTTCTCAAAGCATCAACGTCAAAACCTGACCGTTTCATCAAATTGATAAAGAACGGGTCGTGGGAATAATGAGCTTGTTTACTACCTCGTTTTTCAATACAACCTATCACATAACGCTCATTAAGAAAGTGTAGGTGTGGTGATACATAGGGGGACTCCCTCATAAGTTTCTTGTACTTGGGAGGGTAGTAACTCACCAAAGGCCAGAGTCCCCCTTGACAATTCAGTTTTTTGACAGGATCAAGCCCCGGTTAGGGAGCGTCTGTCCTGGTTGTCCAAGATAATGAATCCCAACAACAGTTCCGGTTATAGTATTAACGTATATACCGCCGCAATCTCCAGGTTGGGTAGTACCCATAAACCCGAAGGTTCCTTCACTTGCGTTTACATCGCTTACGGTTCGAACTGATTGCAACATGTGGTCTTCTTCATTCAAGGACAACAACTGAGTTGTCACATTTACACTGGGGTTAACAACTTTCAATGATGTTCCGGTGGCTAGTGGTATATTGAAATTATCGCAACACACAAGATCTCCTCCAGCACTTCGCCATTGAAGTTTCTTTACGTTAACAAAAGGTGTTTTGGCAGCATCAGGGTCACTTGCCCGCTTTCTCAACCAGACATTGTTGTCCTTGAGGATGTGCTGATTAGCATAAGCCATTCCACCATTCACAAAAATTGATCCTCTGAAACTTAAAGGTGTCTTATCATCACCATACCACAATTGTCTCAAGTGGCTCTTGTATTTCTCTAAGACGAGTTTCTGATTATCCTTTACTGATTCTTGTTTCCCAGCGGCCTTAGCAGTTTTAGCTTCTTTAAGAATTTTCTTATTCTCAAGGCTTTTAGCCCTTCTTCTTTCAGCTTTTCTCAACTGTTTTGCAGTTTTAACCTGAGGGTCTGCTCTCACACCTTCAGGATTTTTCTTCTGTGCTTCTACAACACCAGAAGGGACAAGAGGTATTTGCAACTTAGGCGCAGGTGCAACACCACTTAGAGCTTCCGTTTTGAGTTTTAGTTGTGATTCCAAGTCGGTCACCTTTGCTTTCAACAATCGGATTTCTCCGTCATCATCTGATTCCTTGACATGTAGCCCAGGTTTGTAGAAAGACTTAGCAGGTGCGTGACCTCCTCTATTTCCCAACCAATCAGGGTCAATCAACTTATCCCCTCGATAGACTCCTACTATCTCAACCGAACCAGTACGATCGGAAAACATATTTTGTCCTTTCAAATGTTTCCACGCTGCTGCATTAAGTTGGTTTTCGGTGTCTAACCAGGTTACAATATCATCATCTTCTAACTTATCATAGTTGACAAAACCCTTATATCTCTTAGTTAGTTGTCGTTTGATAGCACCTCTTCCACGTTTATTCTTTCCTTTCTTCTTGTCCTTACTAGTTCTCTTTCTATTCCTCCCTTCCGGGTAGGAAAAGAACCAATCACTCATACATTCCGAGATTGACTTCAAAATGAGAACTCGATCATGCTCAGAGACTTTCCAATCATAAGAGCATTCCTCGAACTCTTTCATGAGTTCATGGTACGTACAATCATCTTCCGATTTATAATCCTCCTCTTTCGATTTAGACTCTAAAGGCGAAATCCGTCTGACGTAATAGGAACTTAATTCAGGAAAAATTGGATCAGCATCATTTTCTAGGTCCTTAGCATCAATAGCATCCCAGAGGGTAGCGTCTACCTCTGAGTGATTAGCCAATAGCTTAGTTAGAGCTGCCGCTCTTTCAACCCAAGTAACAATACCAAAGAAAGTGAACATGGTATAGAGTGGTCCGAACA